ATCGCGCAGTTTAAAAGCTTTGGGCAATCAGCGTTGCCAAAACTGTTAATATCGGGATTGCAAGAACGTGATGCAGCGTTCTTTACGGGGCTAACGCTTCTTGTTGCTATGGGTCATTTAACAAACGAGGTAAAACGTCAGCAATATGGCGACACGCGTAAACGGTCTTTCGATGAAAATCTTGTTGAGGCGATAGATCGTTCTGGCGCTCTTGGTGTTTTGATGGACATCAACAACACAACTGAAAAACTTAGCAATTATCAGCTTGGTCTTAAACCGATGTTGGGCATGGCACCACCTTATGATGCGTCCTTTAAATCTAAGTTTGGTGCATTGTTTGGTCCGACCGGCACACAGGTTGCCAATGCTTCTGAAATTATAAGTGATGTCTTAAGCGGCGATGTAGATCATTGGACTAAAAAACGCGCTCGTTTGCTTATGCCAGGACAAAACTTGCCATTTATTGATCCGCTTGCAGACCAAGTCTTCTAATGTGAATGGTGAGGGGTTTAGCCCTGCCAGTAACTTCCTATTACGCCTCAATAGGAAAGTTGCATGGCCCAGCTTACAATTGCAGATGATGAACCACGCGTTCAGTACACGGTAGGCAGTTCTGCGTCGACAGGACCGTTTGCTATCCCGTTTGAGTTCTTTGATAACAGCGACATTAAGGTAATTATTACCGATACAACGACACTCGCTGATACAACGCTTGCGCAACATCCGTCCGGTTTTACGATTACGGCAACAGCCGCAGACGATGGCTTTCTTAAAGACGGCAGTCTGACACTGGCGGCATCTGTAACGAATAGCCGGGTAACGATTTACGCAGATTATGCGCTTACAAAAACAACGAACTTTCCGTTGTCAGGCGCGTTTGATATTGCGTCGTTAAACACACAGATATCACGGGTTTTTGCGGCACTTAAACAACAATCGTTAACGCTTGCGCGAACAATTGCATTTTCGCGTTCCGATGCTACGTCCGCGTTTACCGTCCCGGCAGATCGCGCAAATAAAATACTGTCGTTTGACTCCAATAGCGATTTAACCGCAACGCAGGAAATAGGCACGTTTAAGGGTGATTGGGCAGCGTCTACGGCATACGCCGTCAGGGATTTGGTAAAAGACACATCGACTAATAATGTCTTTATATGCGTAACAGCGCATACATCTAGCGGCGCACAACCGTTAACGACAAACACAGATTCCGCTAAATGGACATTAATTGTTGACGCTGCATCTGCGACAACAAGTCAGACTGCTGCGGCCTCAAGTGCTACCGCCGCCGCATCATCGGCAACTTCTGCTGCAAGCAGCGCAACAACCGCAACGACCCAAGCTAGTACCGCAACAACTCAGGCTGGTCTTGCGACGACTGCCAAAACAGCAGCGGAAACAGCAAAAGCAGCAGCGGAAACTGCACAAGCTGCGGCAGAAACCGCGCTAGATAACTTCGATGACATCTATTTGGGTGCTAAATCAAGCGATCCCGCAACGGATAATGATGGGGATGCGCTAAATGCAGGCGACCAATACTTTAATAGCTCAACAAACACGCTGAAAATTTACAATGGTTCGTCGTGGCAAGCTGCTGCGTTGGACTCTAACAGTTTTGTTAGCAAAACGTCTGGCACAGGTGCAGCCCAATTGCCATCGGGTACTACTGGTGAGCGAGACGGCTCGCCTGCTGCTGGATACCTTCGATTTAATAGCACTGACACAGCTTTTGAAGGATATGACGGCTCTGCTTGGGGTGCCATTGGTGGAGGTGGCCCTGCTTTAGACGGAGGTGGAACGGGCGAGGAGAGCGTTATTCGCGTCAATAAAAACCAGATCAGCGGAAGCGTCAGTCTTACCATCGCATCCGGCGACAACGGCATGTCTGCGGGACCAATCACAATCACGAGCGGATCAAGCGTCACCGTCAGTAGCGGTGCGACTTGGCACATCGTAGGAGGGACTTAACATGGGCACCATTACATTAGATCCTGATGATTTAGCCGCTACGAGAACAGGACTTGGTTTAGGCACAGCCGCAACACTCAACACTGGGACAAGCGCAAACAATCTGGTGCAACTGGACGGAAGCTCAAAGCTGCCCGCTGTTGACGGATCAGCATTAACTGGAATTGCAAGCGGATTGCCGCGAGGATATTTAAGTGGCCTTGAGTTATCCAATGGCACAGATGCGGATCACGACATCAACATCTCGGCTGGCGAGTGCCGTGGTATAGACGACGACGAAGACATCGTATTATCTGCATTTGTAAAACAGATCGACGCGAGCTGGGCCGCTGGTACAAACGCAGGCGGATTGGCGTCGGGCGTCTCTCTTGCCAACAACACTTGGTATCATGTGTTCGCCATCAGAGTCGGTGGCGCTGCGGATGTCGGGTTTGATACATCCACCACAGGCGCAACTCTTGTCAGCGCACATAGCGCAACAGCAGTGCGCCGTATCGGCTGCATTAAAACGGACGGATCAGCAAACATTTTGGCGTTCTATCAGAATGGCGATCAATTTGAATGGGACGTCTATTTACAAGATGTAAATGCATCTAACCCCGGCACCTCTGCCGTTACCGCAACAATCACCACGCCACTAGGACTCAAAGTACGTGCCGATTTGTACGGCTCAATGCGAGACACATCGCCATCCCTTGGTACACATGCTGTGGTTTTCAGCCCCCATCTTTCGACACACCCCGCTGAAAGCGCACAGGTCTCGACGGAAACTGATGGGGAGATTTCCAACTATCAAACCACTGTCCTCACCAACACCAGCAGTCAGGTCAAGTACAGACTGACCAGCTCAACGGGCGACCAGAATTTCAAAATTATCACACGCGGGTGGTTTGACACACGCGGGAGAGACGACTGATGCCATTCGTAAAACGTGATAGCAACGGAGACGTTGAAGCTATTTATAGTCATCCTGTAGTTGGTTTTGTCGAAGAAGAACTTGAAGCAGGACATGCCGACATTGTTGCGTTTGAAGAAAAACTCGATCCGACAAGACCAGATTGGTGGTTAGCGAGGGTCGATGCGTACCCGCCAGTTCGCGACCAATTAGACGCAATCTACCATGACATCGATGCGTGGAAGGCGAACATCAAGGCCATTAAAGACGCGCATCCGAAGGCAGGTGAATAATGACTATTCGACTAAACCCCGCCGATCTATCGCAAACAAGGTCCGATTTAGGCCTAACCGTTGGCACAGATGTCCTTGCGCCAAACGGCTCAGGAGCAAATCTGACCGCACTAAATGCCAGCAACCTTGGCAGCGGCACGGTGCCGTCCGCCCGTCTGCCTGCCGTAGGTAAAGTCGTTAAGTTTCAGAATACATTCGTGGCAACGGATGCCAGCACCACAAGTACATTTCCCGACGACGATACAATTCCGCAAAGCAGCGAGGGGGCTGAGTACACGACGGTTGCCTATACGCCGGTAGAGGCTGGCAATAAAATTGTAATCCAAATAAATGCTCAGATGGCGACATCAAATGCAGAAATTGTGGTTGTCGTCGCGTTATTCAAAAACAGCGAGACGGACGCAGCAAAGGTTGCGTGGGAAGAAACCCACGGCAACGGACCAATTGTGATGACACTAATTCATGAAGACACCGCAGCCGACACCAGCGAAATCACGTACAAGCTGCGATTTGGAGGGCAATCCGGAACCGTCTACATTGGGTCTCAGCACCATTCCGGCGCACGCTACGGCGACAGGTCGGGAGTACAAATTAACATCACGGAGTACGACGCATGACCAATTTAAGCGCGGTACTCACTTGGAAACACCCGACAACATCATGGTCAATACGCGACAATGTTGTCGTTGAATTTGACGGCGGCGTACCGTCCTCTGAAACGCTTGCATCATGGACTGCCGAATATGAAGCGGCAAAGCCGTGGGAAGACTTGCGCGAGGAACGCAATCGCCTGCTGGCCGAAACAGATTGGTGGTCGTTCTCTGACAGTCCAACGATGACCGATGCACAAACAAGTTATCGCCAAGCCCTGCGCGATCTGCCAGCCACAGCGCCTACGCCTCCAGTGAACGACATTAATGCCATGGAAAACTGGCCTACGTGGCCCACAAAACCGTGACGCATGGAGCTTTCACTCGAAATGATCGTGAGCATTGGCGCTCTATTCGCCAGTGTTATTACAAGTTTTGTTGTTACAAAAACCAAGGTGCAGGATTTAGACGATCATGTCCGAGAAGCAAATAAACGGTTAGCGCAGTTAGACAGTCGATTAGACAAAAACGATACAGCTACACATTCAGTCGATCAGAGATTGAAAGTCATTTCAAACATGATGGACCCAAAAGAACGCGAAACAGAACACAGACGTTCTGAGAGACAGACTGTTTTATTGGAAGGTTTGCGCCGTGATGTAGACGTTTTACAGCACATGCATAACGGGCGTCATCCGCCTATTAAGAGCAAATAAATGATTGGGTATTTTGTCCTGATTTTGCTGTGTAGTCCTCCTGGCATCCATATTGGGCAATGCATTACAGGCACTTCGTCATACGCGCATTACACTAAAACGGAATGTGAAAAGGCAGCAAAGCGCGAAGCTGTTAAACAAACAGAGAAAGGGTACATGGTCGTTAGCACGGAATGCCGTGCAATTATATTTGAAGGGCAATCAATATAATGAATTGGAATGATTACCCAAACTTTAGCGAGAAAGAATTTCGCTGCAAAGAGACGGGTGAATGCGAAATGGACCCGGACTTTTTGTACACCATTCAAGAAATACGAAACGTTTTTGGCCCAATGTCGATATCGTCGGGATACCGTTCTCCGGACCATTCCATAGAAAAACGAAAGAAAGCGCCGGGAGCTCATGCGTCAGGCATGGCGTGCGATGTCAAAGTGTATGGGGAAAGTGCATGGCGGCTTTTGCGAATAGCTGCAAATCTGCCCGAAATCCGCGGTATTGGTGTGTCACAAAAGGGTGAACCTAAACATCGTTTTATCCATTTGGACATACTACCCGGACCTAATCGACCTTGGGTATGGAGTTATTGATTGATGCAAGCAATCCTCTCACGTTTCAAAGAACCGTCCAGTTATGCTGCTTTGACGGGTGTTTTGGCTTTGGTCGGGATTAACGTAGATCCGGGCCTCATGCAGCAGATAAGCACCGCAGCGGCGGCTTTAGCCGGTATAGCTGGCTTCTTCTTGAAAGAACAAAAGAGTGACGGGTAATCTTGTCTTTGTATTACTTGTACTCGTCGTTGTCATCGGAGTTGGCGGCGTATCCCTCTGGTTGGGGGGGCGTTTGCAGAAGGGTGCGCAAGCGAAGGAAGTTGCAGAAGCACGTCGGCGCATGGAAGAAACTGGTACTTTTGATCGCCCTACTACCGCTGAACGCTTGCGTCGTGGAGACTTTTAGCGCCGTAAGCGGGGTAAGTTCTCTTGGGTCAGCGTATTTTGACTATAAGACGGCTGAAAAGTCTGAGCCTAATCTTATTGTGCCGCCAATTGTTGACTATGACAGAACGTTTATGGCTCAAGCAGCAGCAGAACTTGAGTATATGAAGCCGCCTTGCGCTGCGGATGAGCCTAATTCGACGTGTTCTGTGCTTGGGCGAATGATTTTAGATTACGGCGATCTCAGGGCTAAGATTAATGCCAGCAAAATCCCTGACTGACGAACAGTGTTTGGAAGCTATTGAAGCGTTCCAAAGACATGATACCAAAACAGAAGCGGCGCGGTTTCTTCATTTACATGAAGCGACGTTTACGCATCGCCTTAAAGAAGGCATGGCAAGAGGGCTAGATAAGGATAAATCGCCTGTCTTACCGGATTTTGGCGATGAAGACCTGTCGGTTGAAGAGCTAATACAAATAGCGTCACGGCGCTTTGTAAAACGCCAAGCGCATACGCAACAAAAAGAATGGTTCGATGTAAAAATGTTATCGGATGAGCCGTGTTTGATTGCACTGGTTGGCGATCCGCACCTCGATGACGATGGTTGCAACTGGCCTTTGCTAACACGCGACGTTGAGCTTATGGCAAATACGCCAAACGTTCATGCGATTAACCTGGGCGACAGCACGAACAACTGGACTGGCCGTTTAATGCGCCTTTACGCAGCGCAGGAGGCCAGCAAAGGCACGGGTTACAAGTACGTGCGCTGGTTTATGCACGACAGTAACGTCAAATGGTTGTTGTGGTTGCTGGGCAACCATGACGAGTGGGGAGATGGGGCGCTTATTATTCGAGAAATGAGTGCGGATACGGTTAAAATTTTCGACTGGCAGTCAAAATTTAATTTAGTGTTTCCGAATAAACGGCGCTGCCCGATATGGGTTGCGCACAGTTTTAAAGGCAACTCCATGTATAATATTTTGCATGGGCCTATGCGAGCGATCAAGTTCGGTACGATCAACGTGCGCGTTGCTGCACAAGGTCATCACCACGAATGGGGTTATTTTGTAACTGAAGACGGCGACACGCATATGACGACCCACGCGATTAAGGCGAGGGGATATAAGCACATCGATCATTTTGCCGAGCGACATATGTATTCGCATCAAACGCAGGGCAGTACGATGGCTGTTATCATCAATCCTCTCGTTGAGGAAACGGACCCCGGTTTTATCACTGTGTTTTCGGATCTTGAGATTGGTGTAAGTTACTTGAATAGTCTTCCACCATGTCATTGACTGTTTTTACAGACACCCCAAACAGCTTTGCAATCTTTGGTGTTGTGTGCGGAACCTCGATTTCCGATCCGCATTTTTTGCAGGTAGTAACGCGCTTTTCTTTGTAGAGAAGTTCATACATTTCCTTGGCAACTTGGTGTCGTTTGTCACCAAAACAGTTTTTACCAACGCGCAAGGTTTTCATGATACTTCCCCATATTCTTTAAGCTTGCCCCACATATGTCTGTGATCTGATAACAGATTAAACAATGTTGTTTTATTCACAGTTAAAGTCTTTGTTTTTGGCCGTGTTTTATCAATCAGATCGTTAAGCTCATCGAGGGTGCTGTCCGTGGTTTTTAGTTTCATGGCGGTTCCTAGATGTTGATTTGGACAAACAGGGAACGGCGCAATTTTATTGCGTGTTTCTGTGGATAGATTTTGTGACGATTTGTCGAAAGTTCGTTTATTACAAAACCGGGCAGGAACTTAGAAGAATCCTGCGTTAATGCACTGTCGCATAATGTATATTGTGGGAAATTGATGCTACCACCTCCTCTTACCACTAGATGTGGTGTAGTCCGAGTAAGTCGGACGAGTGCGGTGTAGCTCTGATAAAGAAAACTGTACGCCTCTGCTTCTGTTAAAGCCAGCCCTAATTTTTTCGAAATCATTATAGTCTTCGTTGATATAAATTGCTGTTAGGTCGTTCGCTAAACCTTTCAGCATTTCGATTGTTTCTTTCCAGTTATCGAGGTCGCGGAGTGGCAACTCGATCCTTGCTTTCTGACCGACACCTAATCGATCTAACGTGCGTTGAACTTGTTGCGGATCGTCACCGTCGCATAGTTCTGCAAAAATAGATCTCTGCGATAACGCAGCTAAATGTTTTGCATTGTTAATTTTAACCATATATCCCTCTCTGTATGTGGTCCGGGTGTCTAACGCAATTGACTGCCATCGACTGCGCTAAACTTATCCTGGCATCCCGGTCTACCTGTTACACGTGAGCAGATTTATTAGCCAACATCCCGACTTTTAACGTCTCCCCCCAACTAACTTACCCGACTGATTAATCTAAACATCAATTGCGGGCATTAATCAGACGACATCTGCTCTCGACTACTGACGACTGTGTAAGGGCCGCCCATGAAGGTGTGCGAATACGGACGCACTAGGGGGGTTAGACGGACTATGCAGCCAGTGATGCTTCGTGTGAGTCACTGTGTTGTTTCAACTCAGCGATCTGTTTAGCGTCGAAATGTTCGACTTTCGGACCAAGCGTGCGCTTGAACTCTATCAACGCCTTTTTGGTCGCACATTTATTGATGGCGTCTTTAATGTCATCAATTGAAGCCGGTGGTGTACTTTCGTTGGCTGGTTCAGCCTGTGGGGCAGGGGGCTTATCTTGCCAATCAGCTTCGTCCATACTGTAGACGGAGCCGTGCAAGCCAACGAGTTTTAATACAATCCGGTCCTTGGCACGTTTTTCTGCCATTGCCCACGGATAGCTGTTTTTGCAGTTCTGCGGTGACGCCTCGCCAAACGTGACTTCTGATGCACCGGATGGCAAATGACCGCGCATCATAATAGTCGCAGTTTTGTTTTTGGTGTCGGCTTCGATAACTGTTGGGTCGTCGTAAGTGACACCCGCCTTTGCGGCAATTTGCTCGAGTGGTGCGTGGTACATAACCCACGTGCCGTGGCAATCCCATACAGCTTCTTTGCCTAGACCGTATTGATTGAGAATGCCTTTAATTTTTTCGGGTAACTTTGCCATCATAACTCCAATTCTTGTTGTGTTTCTTTGAGGAAGTAACGCTTAAAGCGTTTTCCGTTTGGTTTTTCGACCCAACAATCACTGATATTGTGGCCGTCTGCTCTGAGGTCGGCTATTCGAGCGGCAAGCCGCATACAACCGAACTCGTTAACGGACTCAAGTCCTGTGAGACTACCGCCCGACTGCAAGTAGTTCAGTATCGCTTCGTTCTGGGTCATGGTTAACTCCCTGTGCATTGCAAGCTGGGCAATTCATGTGTTCTTGCACACGAAAAGTTGTGTATTTTAAAAAGCGGTTGATTATCGCTGCTCTTGGGCGACGGACGTATCCGTTGCCGTGACAAGTCTGGCAGATCATTCTGCGGCCTCCTGTGACATCCAGTAGGGGGCGACAAGCTCCATCGGCTCGTCTTCGGTATAACCGGGCCAATAACCACTAAGATCGCTAACAGCGTAGTCTTTGAGCCAATTGTGCATTTGGCTACGCCCGTATTGGACGTAGGCGCTGTCGCGTTCCAAAAAATAAACGGCAACAGCGTTGGTCTTTTTCTCAACGCAAACGAAATAGAACCTTTCCAGTTCTTTTATTGCGTCGAGGTAAAATGCGGCTTGGAAATAGTATCCATAGTTACTAACGGCTCTGGCAAACCCGTCTGGGCTGGCATCGACAGTGGTCTTAAGATCTACAGCGTACTTGCTGTCTACTGCCAAGAAGTCGAACTTGGCTTTGAGTTCAACGCTTTCGCGTTCCCATCGTGCTGTAATTTCTTTTTTGCCGGGTACGCCGAATAGTTTGTTTGCAACCGAATGAGTGCGAACAGCCTCGGCCATATACATGACATCGTAATAGTCCTGTTTTTTGAGGACTATTCGATTGTGTTCGATGTTATCGGCTTCAAACTTTGCGTAAGCCGCTTTACCTGCTTTTGAGCGACGATCTGGACCGTCCCAGAAGGTTACTCGGTCATCTGCGCCTTCTAGCACAACCAAGTGTGTTGCAGTTCCAACATCAAGGGCGTCTGTGCGCGGCTGTTTGGTTTGCGTATGAAACGCAGATTTCCGCATATTCCATAGCGTGCTGCGGTTAACGGCAGGATGGTTGAAGTATTCCTCGTCAGTAAAATCGTGCAGTGTGTACATCATAGCTCCTGCGTTTGTGCAGTATATATTACCTGCGTTAATGCAGTATTGCAAAGAAAATTTTTACGCTTTGTCGTTTATGACGCGAAAAAGTGTAACGTTGTCTTGGGACCGATGAACGATGCTGTTGTGATAGTGGTCTATCACAGAGAACAGAGAACCCGGTTTTAAGGTTATGCTAGGTTCAAGTTCATCCGTTATATCGAGGTAATAATGGAGTCTTGCTTGCCGGGCAATTTCTCCAACTCTAACTGAGTTATTTGCCAAAACCTCTTCAACAAGAGTCCAAAACGCTGTTGACGCATGTTTTTGATTGCGAAATGTGTCCGCAATTGATTGCCCGAAGGTGTCGATATCGCTGTAATAATTTATTCGATGAAACATTTTGTTGCGATCTTTATATAACGACCCACCAACAGGTTTACTGGCGGTTGGGCTTGAATATTTGGACATGACAAGCAACATCCAGTGCTCTTCTTCATCGGTTGTGCCGAACTCAAAATAATATGTTCTTCTATCGTTATCTCTAATGGCACGAACGGCATTTGCGATAACATAGGCCGCAATTTCTTTATCTGTGAATCTCATTTACGACCTCCTCTTTAGGCTCGATTCTGTCAGGATTGCCTTTGGAAACAATGGCATATATGTCGGGATAATAAGAGGACATTATCAAATGCGTTAAGTAAATTTCATCAGCACTTATAAGACGTGTTAATATTGGTATCCACTTAAACGGCATGCGTATTTTGCCGGTCTCAATTTGAGAAATCATACCATAATGTTGTAAATTTAATTCTACTGCGAGCCGCCGTTGCGTATATCCCGTTTTTTCACGGCAAGATTTAATATAAATGCCAACCTTTCTATTATTTTGAACAGCTTCTTGGTGTTCCCATTGGTGTTCTTCAACAACGCTGCCAAGCAGCGGTCTGCCTATCGCTTTTTCCAGTTTTAAAAGCGTCGATGTAGATAGCACGTGGTGCGTTTGCTTGTTCATAAAACGCGTTAGGGTTGTTGGCGCTACGCCAGCTTGACGCGCCCAATGTTCGCACGTCCAGCCTTGTTCTCGCATTGCCTGATTGAGGTTGTTGCGCAACCATTCGGCATCTTCTTTCATTAAATTCTCCTGACTTGCATTAATGCAGGTAATTCGAAAAACGAACTAGACAACCCTGCGTTTATGCAGTATTTTTTGGTATGATTGAGAGCTACCTCGACCAACTTGAAAAACGCGCTGAGTCTCAAGGCGTTAAACTGCTTGAGGCATTTAAGACAGCGGGTGTTTCTGACTCGACTTTTTACCGCGCTCGTCAACGAGACGGAGACATCCGTTTGGCGGTTGCGCGAAAAGTTGAGGAGATCATCGATGGCACAGACACGTCGTAGAGACATGGCGTTTGCCGAAGACCTGATACAGCAGTTTCGGACTGCGCGGAAAAATTCCGGTTTAACTCAGGAACAGGTCGATGATCGCCTTGGAATTGCCGATGGCCTCACGGCGAAATGGGAAAATTCATTTCGCAAGCCAACGCTTTTCCACGCGTTTTGTTGGGCACAGGCTCTTAATCAACGATTGATCTTATCACCAAGTGAGAAACTCGATGACAAAATGTGAAGTGTGCCAGGACACTGGCATGATTTCTAGAGATCGTTTTAACAATTATCGCGCCGGTATGGATCGCCGCTACGACATTATCGATGCCTGTCCTCGATGTTCGTACATCGCAGAGCTTGAATACGATTATTATGTGAATTTACGAGTGCAGCATGGAATGCAGCCATGAGGTTCGGTATCGTACCTGCCTCGCTGTTTGAGGGTGACTTAACCCCTGACGCGATTGCGCTCTATGCGTGTCTTACGACCTACGCATCAAAAAACGGGATCTGCTGGCCGAGCCAAGCTGAACTCAGCCAGTGCCTTAATCGTTCTCAGGCATGGGTTAGTTCAGCGATCTCTCAACTCGAAAAAAACGCTTACATCCGTGTTGAGAGAGTGCGTGGTACGTCGTCACGATACCACCTGACCCATCAGCATACTGATAACACCTATCAGCATACTGATACGACCCATCAGCCCGCTGATCCGGAACAATACCAAGAACAATTAAACAATAAGAAGAAGGCACCGCATCGTTTACCAGACGATTTTCAATGCGATGAAAAAACGTGGAATGCTCTTACCAGCGAATACGGTATCGAGTTCGATCTCAACGATCAGTTTAAAGCGTTTTGTGATTATTGGTGGGCTTCTGGTTCAAAAACTTCAAAGAAGGTGAACTGGAACGCCGCTTTTCGTTCTTGGATGAGAAATGCGAGGAAATTTAAAGATGACAGACAACAACGTAGTGCCAATCGACCGCACAAAATCACTGCCGACGAGCGGCGACAGCAAAACCGACAGCGCCTTGCTCAGGCGGCGAGCCGAGATGATCCTCTCCACGGCACCGTTTGATCTGGATCACATCGAAATCGATGACCGCTTGGAAGATGCTATATCGGTTCTTGAGGCAAGTCTGGCAAAATCTGAAGTACCAGAAATTGCCAGAATGCTCGACATGGTTACGGAAACGCTACAGGTCGACTTACCGTCTGAAGCTGCAACCGAAATCTATTACAGCATCTTGCGAGATATACCTGCCGATTTGCTCATGCGGTCGGCAAAAGAAGTCCTCAAAAAGCATGTGTACCCCACAATGCCTAAACCGGCAGATTTCTATCAAGCTGTAGAAGGGGAAATAAAACAGCGCAAAAGCGATTTGCGCTGGTTTGAGTTAGCAGTAGAACGGCTAGAAGCTATCGGGCTTTAGCTTCATGGAAGTTACTTCTTTGACGAGATCGCAAACGATGTTGTGTGCTTCGTCAAGGATCTCATCGGCGTAGATCGAGCTTAGTTCTTTGCTAAGACCGAGGCGAGCGTGAAGTTGAAGAGCAACCGCGTTCACCAGTTCTTTGGCAACACGCGGGTACTCTTCTTCTTCAGTCGCGTTAAGCAACAGCGACAATTCTGTCTCGTTCTTCGGTGTATCGCCACACACGATACCCGGTTAGTTCTTTCCGGGTTATTGTCGATTTAGGACCATACAAATTTTTAATAGCCCTTACTAAGGCGTCACGTTCGTATATGGTTTTAACTACAACGCTATCGCTTCCAGACATTTCTGCCGCAGCGCGTCGCGCTTTTTGTGAAAAAGAATTTTTGCGGCGTTGGCTTGGAATCACTACGTCTTTTTCAATCTTAAGCATCAATTAGATCCTTCCATACTTTGGATTTAAGCATGTTAGCCACTTTGGACTGACGGTTAACAATGGCATTGGCGCGGTTGCCGCGCGTATCAAAGTGCGTTGCCCAACGTGTTGCACCGTTGTAAATGGCGTACGCATTGTCACCTGCGTACGACGCTTCTGTGTTGTAAGCATCGATCAGGTCTTGAAGCTTGGGCTGTGAAAACTGCGGAGCCCACGGCTTTTCTTTGCGGCTGTACGCAATGGTCTTTTTGTAGACCTCTTCTGCATCGTCCGGGCGTGTTTGCCGGTTGATGAGACGCCGAAACTCGTCTTCGCGTTTGCCGAAGTTTTCTACAGCGTCAGCAATAGCACGAACACCATCGCTAAAGTCGTTTCTGCTTTGTCCGTGTTTGTTGTAGACACGGATTTGGAAGTCTGGCGAGGTGCAGCCGTTGAGGCACCACAGCCGCATAGCCGTAAATTTTATCTGAAACGCCCAGCTATTGTTTTGAGAGTCGTATATATCAAGCATAAAGCGGGTGATATCTCCGACTTGGGGCTCGACAACGTAACGCGGGAACTCAACCTGACGACGAGCGCGTGCGCCATTGTCAAATACCGTATCGGTCACAACGCAACCGGTCAGGTCGAGGCCGCTTTCTTCGATATATTGAACAGCACGCTTTTGGTTGTTGATTAACGGCTCGTGGCGGGTCCGAGGCCCAATGCGCCCGATAACCTGATTGATGTCTTTGCGAACAACAGCACGGCCAAACTTGCTGTGCATTTGAAGGCCGGATTGTGTGTTGAGGTGTTCGATTTCAGTGGGAATGTCGAACGCGCTTAGATCACGTAATTCTCCAAGCGCGGAAATGCGATACACGTTTGGAGTAAGCAACACTTGATCGTTCATTATAAGCTCACTAGGTTGGGGGTGACTTATTTGGTGATAAGTTGGCTGTTTTTGGACAGCGGCGGGGAGGGGGATGCCTCTCCCCGTTTTCATTAAATGATAATGCCCCGGTCCATTAACCTTTGGCGTTCTCGTTCAATTTCTTTTGTAATTGTTTGAGAAAGACGCAAAAATTGCGCGTTTGTCAGGTCGTAACCACGGTCTTTTACGTCGTCTATAGTTATGTTCCACGCACTTAAGCTTTCCTCAAAAAGCATGTGTCTAGCTATCGCCTGATATTTCATTTTTTCTCTCTTTCATTAATTCTAAAAGAACGCTTTCCTCTAACACGTAGAGGCGTCTGGCACGGTCTTGTCTGATGACAAGGATGTCTGCCTTGTCTTGCTCAAAGGCATCGTAGAGAAGCTTAAAACCGCCTTTACGGCGCTTTGCTTCAATCTTGTAGTTTTCAAGGCGTACATCCCCGGAAAACTCATCGCCCAACTGGTCTTTGTACTGCCCGGAGGCAAACACGCGTTTGCAATCGAAGCCGTGTTCTTGCCAGAACTTCTCCGTTTCTTTCTCAAGAATGCGGCCTCGATCTTTGTTGGACATTACCGCTCCGATGGCAGGAAAAAGACGTAACGCCTGTTTTCATGGTCATAAGCGGAAACGCGTATCTCGATTTCATTGAGGGGGAAGTCGGTGAATGATACGTCCTGGCTGGCAAGTACGATTGGATCGTCAGCAAGCTCGTCAGTGCTGTTGTTTTTATAACCTTCTAAGGTAAAGCGACCGCCTTCGCCTTCTGGTGATTTTCTAAAAAAGGCTTGCGACTCGTATATCATCGCATCCATCGAGGTTAGATGGCTGGCGATCATATCCAGCAACCAATAACAACCGGCTGCGTCTGCAAGAAATACAACACCGTCTGTACCAACGTGACGGTACAGTGGCGATAGCTGATACCAAGTGGTTGTTCCTGTGAATTGGGCAAGATCGCGGCGAAGATCACGTTCAGTTTCTGCTGCAAGAGACATTTTTAAGTTCCTGTTTTCATGAGCCATTGCACAAAACGGCGCGATAGCAGGATCGTGCAGATCCAGATCGGTGCGCCGATGACGCTCACGACAAGTGTTGGGTTAACACCGGCAGCAATGAGGCCGATGACGATGATAAGTTCGAGGGCTAAAAGGGTAAGAACGAAATAACCCACGCGTAACGCCGGGGTTGAGGGCCATCCCGTTAAAAACCAGTTACGAATTGTTTGCATGATACCTCCCGGTTGGTCTCCCCCAGCACCGAAAGGGATAAAATGCTGGGGGAGATATAAACGCGCCTAGGTGAGAGGGACGGAGACGCGCCTATCCGAATGGATCGTCAAAAGGGACGTCCTGTCCAAAATCGTCATCAGCAACGTTGTTATTGCTGGGTTTTGACGGGCGGGACGAACCAAGCGTGATCGTGCTACCGGGACCGGAGACAATGATTTCGGTGGTGTACCGTTTATCGCCGTTTTTGTCTGTCCACGGACGTGTTTTGCTTGGACCGGACACCATGACCTGACCGCCCTTTTTGACGTAAGGCACGATCACGTTGTCGATAAGTGCGTCACCAAATACGACAATATTGTGCCAGTCGGTAACTTTCTCGCCTTTGACCTTAGAGGTCGTGGCGACTGAAAAATTGGCGACCTTGTTACCGCCTTTTGTGGCACGAACTTCTGGGTCTTTGCCGAGGTTTCCAATAACTGTATGCAGATTGTGGGATAACATTTTAAGGCTCCTTCACTGGTCAGATATTTATACTGCATTAATGCAGGATTACAAGCGCAAGTTATCTTGCCATTTGGGGGTAACTGTTTCCCACCCATGAAAGGTTAAACGCTTATAACCGATGGTTTGTTTAAGGACATAAAGGATGATGCTGAAAACAGCACCGGAGACACACGCAGCAAACATGCCGCTAAATGTGCCGGCGAAGAGGGTGACAAGCAGTGCGGTGACGCCAATGTCTACCCAGATATCGAAGGCGAGAACCTTACGAATATCTATTTTTAAAAGCAGGAATAAGATAGCAAGAACGCTTATTAGTCCTGCTAACAAGATTTCCATTACGCTGCTAACTCCTGTTCGTCGTGGTGTTGTATCCAATCGTTGCGGGTACGACCGTCAAAAAGATCGAAATATTCGTCTTCCTGCATAACCGCGTCCCATTGCTGGGCGTCGGGGTCGTACGCAAAAGCGGTTTCGAGCGTACCGAGGTATTTGTCTTTGTTGTAAATGGCCCAGTACAGTTCGATGTCGGCAGCGAATTTGAGGTATTCGTTAATGCCGACACGGGCGACACCCGTTGCAATTTGAAGCTCGTTGTTGGGGGTGCTGTAGACGTAGCGGATAGATTGGAATTGTCTGTCCATGCTTATCTCCATTCCATGACTTTACGCGCAATGACACGCGCGAACCGTGGACCCGCGCATGGATACATTGCGTGAACTAAAGACAACGCTTCTGATTGGGTTTGAGGGGGCTCACCACAGGCGGTGAGTAGATCTGAGGCGAGACGACTTGGCGGTTTTTTACGCATTTGTTGCTCCTTGTTTCAAAGGAGAAAAACAAACGCTTTTTGGGATAAAAGGGACGTTGCAAGACAAGCCCTTACAACGTCATCGAGGGCAAACACTACGGATCAATTTGGCGTATCACCGTATCTTGTTGGCGTTCCCTCTTATAAGAAACACAGGTTTGGGGCTTGTGTTTCAGGTCAACAAGCGAGGATGTCTTAAAATTGGCTCGTTTGCGCACAGGCTCCAATTAGTCCACCTTTTAAACCAAGTATAAACGCTTTTTGTGATGGGGTTGAGGCTTATCGACCCCGGTGCTGGCTTGCTCTCTACAGCGACGTTATCAGCAGCGTAGCTACTATTGTAATTCCCAGAAATACTATCACGCGCATGTTCTGTTGCCTCTCTCTCATAAAAAGGGGGAGGGGGCAGCAGTGCCGCCCCCAGCCCGATGTTACCTAATGGTCTCTAACGCTTCCTTGCGTAGCTGCTCGCTGTTGCCGCGTGCAGCCGTCATCTGGCGCTCGATCTTACGAGCGTTCTGGGTCTGTGTTGGCTCCCATTCTGGGTCAAGCCAGTATATGCCCTGATCGTGTAGCTCGTGTGTGACTTTCTTAAGCGTGCGCTTTGCACACAGGAAGTATGCGCGCCAGAAGTGCAGACGGTCGCGCAAATCCGAGAGTTTTTGGTTGCTCTTGGCGAGAGCGTTGTCGTCAAACTCTGTACCAACGTGGTTGTCGCACAATTGCTTGTTCTCAGCAGCTTCTTTGCTGAGTTGCTGTGATGTGCGTGTGCCGTTCCAGTAGGCGGCGTGGCACTGACTGCGTGCAAACTCCCATGTAACAAAGTTGAGACCGGGCGCGTAATCGACAAAGCTGATGAACTGGTCCATCCAGCGCTGGATATCTGTGACAAGTCCGTTGATATCGTCGGCGCAATCGTCGCTGATACGTGCGATGGGCGGCACATCACCGCGTAGTGCTGCGGCAATGGCGTCTAGTGCATCGCTGTTGTAATCGTCAATAGAACGTTGTGCTTGTGTAGACATGATACTGTGACTCCTTTGGTGATAAGACTGATTAGTTGATTTGCTTTGCCTGTTTAAACGCTTCAGCATCCTTCCAACTGGCAAGTAGCTCGTTGATAAAACGCCGAGCCCAGATGTAAATCGCCGGTGCCAGGACGACTGACACAATGGCGAGAAGAATGGCGAGGATAATGCCAACCGTGTAGCTGGCGATTACCTTCAAGATGCGACAAATGGCAGTCATCAGATGCCACATACCATTGTCGTAGTACCGTGCGGTAAGTTCGATAATGTGAAGAAATTTGTGCATGTCGTATCTCCTTAGATAAAAATGTCAGTGCATTGGCAGTAACGATTGAAGCGCTCTGCCTTCTGACGCGGCAGTTTGACTAGCGCGTCAGGGTGGCAATCTGCGATTTTGGCAAGCGTTGGAATGTCGTGATATTTGGCGATTAGACGCTCAAAATAACGCATCTGTTTGCGTGTACCGCAGTAGTGTTTGTTGTAGTGCATGTCGTATCTCCTGTTGCAGAACGGTTTTGGGGCGCGATGTGTGGCACCGCGCCCCGTTTTGGCCTAGTAGCCAGCGCCGGGGAAGACAGTCCGCATTGCGTAAAGCTCTGCTGCGATTGCTTCGTCCAGATCGCTGTCGTTGATGTCGTTTGCATACTCGCGCAGTTCGACAAGCTCCTGTGCGCGTTGGTTGTCGATGTAGCTGAAGGTGTCTTCGGTGCGTGTGTTGCGTGGCATGTCTGCCTCCTAAAGTGATAAGTTGATAAGAAAGTAACGTGCTCGCCCTCTTCTCATCGGGCTGCAAGAACAGTGTTCGAATCATGGGTTCTAGGTTCTGTCTGGAATGCGTAGCACCGCCTACGGCGGCGTCTCTTTTTCCCTAGCTGGGTATCTGTACCAGCAAAGCCCCCGGCGCTCGCGCCGTTAACAGGGGCGTCCTACATGCGAGAGCAATGAGAGAAGTGCAGCGTCATTCATTAAAAAACGTCACGACGAAGGCGTGACAAATAATAAGAAGCAAGCGTTTGTCAGGCACAATCTACATGGAAAAAGTGGCGTTCTAGACAGGTTCTAGGTTCCATGGTACGGCGCACGGAAAAGGCTTACAGAACGCATAGCAGCGTAGCTGCGGAGATGCCGAAGAAAACGGACAGCCCGATGAGAGAGAGAGTTGTAGTGGTTGGGCGTAGTGGGTCGCGCCAGCGACCTGCTCGACCAATTGAGAGCAGTTATTTAAACAAGCAGGAACTAGGGAACGCTAGTGACCGGTCGGCCCAGCGGGCCGTCAATATACGCCAAAGGCGTTAAAAGAATTTGTTTTAATAGCTGGTCGCAAAACGGATATGTATGCGAGACCTCGACGGTCTTGCATTGACGACAAGCCCAGTCTTGTCGGCATCCAATCTGTGATTGGTTCGCATTTTTTCTGCATTAAACAAATGCCCGAAATTGCGCAGCGATTTTGGGTAACAACCTAAAAAGATGCGAAATCAGGAGTACTATCAGGTCTAAGCAATCCCTTGGGATTGCTCCAAGGCGAGGGCTCACCCCGAGACTTGGGACATTGGTGTGCAAAACACGCCATAGTTTGCTTGCCTGTCGCACATCTTGTGATGGGCGTATGGCAAGCAGACGGCCTATCACAGAGTTGTGCATAGACACTCAATTTCCGGCATGCCCCTATATGAGAATGCACCCAACGGAGTAGGCGCACGCAATGAGTCAGCAGTTAATTGAAGTTCCAGCGCAAGGACAGGAAGTCCGAGCAAAACACGAAAAAGTCACCGACAGGCAGGCTGATCTGGTTGATACGTTGTTACAAACCGGCAGCACTATCACAAAGGCCGCTGAAGACATCGGTGCTAACAGGACTTGGGCCGTTAGCACATTGAAAAAGCAACACGTTCGAGCTTACGCAAGAGACATGGCTGATGTGATGTTGGGTGGGCATGCCCTCAGAGCCCTTGCGACGATGGGTGATCTGCTGAACGCCAAGAGTGCTTACTTAAGGAAAGAAGCGGCTACAGATCTCCTCGATCGCTACGGGTTGGGCAGAGAAGACGGAGTAGTTAGCGCACCTCCGGTGCAGGTGAACATCAGGATTGACTGAGAGTCATGATGTAGAGCGAGGGGCCCCACTGCATTGCACTATGTGGGGCGGGCTCTAAAAAAAGGCACGAATGTCAGGTTTATATAGACCTCAACACGCATGGAATGTCATTTCAAAGCATTTCCGTTGACATTTTCAGCCACATATAAATACTGCACTAATGCAGTATATAACTCGATGGTGTTAGATGCCTGACAGAGGAATCCAGCCTTCCACACTTAAATTCCAAGCTGATTTAAAGGGCAATAAAGATCCTGCTTTGACATGCCCAAAGTGTGGCCGTGCGTTTATGACGCCTCAAGCAGCGACACGGCATTTAATTAATTACCACGGCGTTGATCGCGACAGCATTGCCATTCACGAACCGTTCACACCAGTAGACGTAATCGGATCGTTTAAAAACATTGAGCGAATAGCAAAAAAACAATTTGGAGCAAACGTTGGAAAAGGAAGATGGGGTCGATGAACAGCGTGTATTTGTTGTCGGTCACGATCCGCTGGCGACTAATTTAGCGTTATTTCTAAAAACGACGGTTGAGGCAGAGTGCTATGTATGCACGAAGCCGTATCGTCAGTTGATGGGTCAGTACAATGTTACGGCTGTGCTGGCACCGGGTTGGGAGACAACGGAATACCGTGTGACCCCATTGCAAGACGTAATGCTTGATAAGGGCGTTATGGGAGCCGGTGAATTACCGGACCCAAGTGTGAATGGTCAGACCATGCTCTCGTTCTTTAATGAACAGCAGATAACGTATCGCTTTATTGATGAGCATGGTGCTAATGCCGATCCACACGGAGTCTAATTATCCCAAAGGCCGTTGGCGTAAATGGTACGCTGTAGAGAAGGACGACGGGCGGGATTACGACGAAATCAAATGCTGGCTAAACTTCGCAATGTACAAATTACAGCAACGCTACGGGATTAAGGTTAGCCGGAAAAAAATTTCACGCCAAAGGGGTACAACCCCGGAAAGCCAGCATTCCATGTTCTACGTGCTTGAAGCCCGGTCATGGGAGCCTAAAGAATGAGTGGTGTTTCACTTTTAAAAAAGCATAAGTCGCCGTCTGGTGGCCTCAACAAGGCGGGGCGCGATTATTACAATCGCAAAACCGGGTCAAAACTTAGACCCCCGGCACCAAACCCCAAAACCAAAAAAGACAAAGCGCGGAAGAAATCATTCTGTGCGCGTATGTCAGGCGTTAAGGGTCCGATGAAAGACGAGAAAGGTCGTCCAACGCGCAAAGCGTTAGCTCTTAGAAAGTGGAAGTGCTGATGTCATTTTTGACGACAATTAGCTTCAACGATTTACAACGCTTACGCGCAATCGTGCGTCAGACGCACATGAAGTATTACCCGATGGATTTCTGCACGGATCGTGAATGCGACAAGCTGATCGACAGTTTTGGCCCAACGGTCGTTGAAAAACTCTTAAAACGTGCGGTTGACGAAAAGTTTGCAAACTGAGATGTCCCGGTCCCTTACCAAAACCGTCAAAGTAAAGACGGACCAAGGCTCTATTTTTACGCATCTGGAATTTGATGAGCAATTAAACATTACCGGCCTGTGGGTGTCGATGCAGCAAAAGAAGCGCGACACGCAGATCGAGGAATTGGTTAATTCAATTATTGACGCAATCCATGATACAATAAGTGATGTAAACGATGCCAAAGCAGCAAGTCGCGGATAAACCGCTATCGCTTGACTGGCAATCGCCGGGAGAAGTCGCCTCTCAATTTCTCAAAAGTGATGCTTTTGTGCGCGGGCTGCGCGGTCCTGTCGGGTCGGGGAAAAGCGTTACCTGTTGTATAGAGATTATGCGACGGGCAATGAAACAGCAGCCGAACAAGGAAAAGGTTCGCCGCACCCGTTGGGCAGTAATCCGAAACAGTTATCCGGACCTCAAAAACACCACAATCAAGACATGGCGTGACTGGTACGACGACCGTTGGGGTAAGTTCCTGTGGTCAACACCCTATACGCACAACATATCGGTTGGTTTGCCGGATGATACCCGCGTGGAAGCGGAGGTTATCTTCCTCGCCCTCGATCACGAAGACGATGTGCGTAAGCTGTTGTCGATGGAATTGACCGGCGTTTGGATAAATGAGGCCAGAGAGGTCAAAAAAAGCATCGTAGACGGCGCAACAATGCGTTGTCGGCGTTTTCCTGCCGTTCGGGACGGGGGAGCAACGTGGTCTGGTGTTATAATGGACACTAATAGCCCCGACGAGGTGCATTGGTGGGGTATTATGGCCGGTGAAGTGCCAATTCCGGAGTTTATGACGGAAGAAGAGCGCAAATTCCTCGTCAAACCGGAAAATTGGGCGTTTTACACGCAACCGGCGGGTATGAACGAGCGTTTAGACCAGCGCGGCGACGTATTATCCTACGAAATCAACCTGGATGCGGAAAATATTGGTAATTTAGATCCCCGATACTACCCGGAGATTGTGCGCGGCAAGACGCGCCCGTGGATTAACGGATATATCCTTAATCGCTACCAAAGCCTGTCTGATGGGAAGCGTGTTTACCCGACATTCCGTCGCGAAGTGCATGTATCGAGAGAACCGCTGCAACCGTTGCCCGGCGTCGAGATAAGTTGCGGAATTGACTTTGGCCGCACACCGGCTGCGATCTTTGGACAAAAAATACATTCGGATCGATGGTTAATCCTGCATGAGTTCTTGGGTTCCGATATGGGGGCCAATCGGTTTGCCATTGCCCTTAAAAACGAGATCGGACGCTTGGGTTGGTCTGACAGTCGTTTGGCAACCGATGACGAGATCGAAGACCGGCTAAAGGTACTGGAAAAAGACGACGACGCCGGTATGGAGCGTGAGTATTTCCAAGACGATATGCTCTTTAGCCCAAAGTACCCAATGAGCTTTGTTGGCGATCCCGCTGGTTCCGGTAAAGCGCAAACCGATGATCGAACGCCGTTTATGATTATGCGAGCGCATGGCTTGCCGGTACGCGCTGCACCCTCGAATGATCCTGACTTGCGTATTGAAGCTGTTGAAGCGCCGTTAAACCGTTTGGTTGATGGGATGCCGGGTATGCTGGTGTCACCGAACTGCACCAACTTAATTGCCGGTTTTGAAGGCGGGTATCACTTCAAACGCAAGCAAGTCTCTATCGAGCAGTACGACGACAAGCCCAACAAAAACCGTTTTTCGCACCCACACGATGCTTTGCAATACCTGATGCTGGCCGGTGGCGAGGGTACGCGTATTACCACGGGCCGTGCGCCGGGGCAGGGCGCTTCTGTCGTGCGAGGCCGTTTCCGTGGCTTTAGTCCATTTCGGAGAATGCATGAAAGAAAAAGAACCGGAAGATTTGCCTGAGAAAAAGCCGTCCGATTTTTGGTTTATCGCTTTTGCTGGCAACAATGTGCATGGATGGTGGCGTCTTTTTACGTTTAGAAAGCCTAAGTACCAACATTGCATTGCGTATCGGTACGACCCGAAACTCAAGATTTGGCTTTACGTCGAATGGTCGAAAAACCGTCTAAAGATTACACCGTACACCCGCTGGGAGTTCACGCCAGTTATCGGGTGGATTTTGCAGAACGCGGAGGTGTGGAAGGTCGACTCTCAATTCCAGAGGCGCTCGAATTTTCATATGTATTTCCCAGCTTTGTGGCCCGTCACCTGCGTGATTGCGATCCAACATCTTATCGGTCTGAAGGGATTAATTCTGACGCCGTATCAGCTACGCAAGAAGCTGAAGGCAAACGGCGCGACGAGATGGGAGACGGGTAAGTAATGGGCGGGATTTTGGGAGGTAGCAAACCAAGCGTACCGGATCGTAGTGCGGAACTTGAACGACAACGCAAAGAAGCGGCGGCTGAAGCAGCAGCACGTAAAGCTGAAGATGAAAAAAAGATAGAAGAAGACCGGTTACAGCGCATTGCCGGTCGCCGGGGAGCGCGATCACTCTTGGCGCAAGGTCAAACCGGGTTTGAGAAAACAGGAACAAGCACAACGCTTGGTGGCGGTCTAAGGGGAACTGGTTAATGTTGGTATCAAAAGGAAAAACCGGAATTTTAAAAGGTGTCGATTTTAGTGGAATTGGCGGCGATACCTTTGATTTTGGTGGTCAGTCCTTAATGGACCCACCAAAAAAGAAGAAAAAGAAAAAAGAGCCCCCTAAAACCAAAAAAGCAAAATCGACAGAGCCTACGAGTTGGAAATACAGAGACGCTTTAGATTATCAACGCCGTAGAGAGCCCAAGGGCGGCACACCAGACCCACATACGAGGTAATCAAATGCCTGACCATTACAAAAGCCCACCCAAAAAGAAAAAACGTCGCGGTTCTGTAAACCCGCTCGGCAAACCGCGCGGCGATGTCTACCGCGATACACGACGCCCGGACTCGCCCAAAAAAGGCGCTCAAGGTCAGGCTGATGTTCCCACTGCTAAACAAAAAGAAGCAGTAGCAAGCATAGCCGCATTTGCCGGTGGTGCTGCTGGCAAAAGCCTAATGACTGCAACAAGAGGCGCAATGAGGGCTAGGGCAGCTAAAATCGCTAAACGCGATGAAGCTTGGAAGAATATGGTTACAGATTGGCGAAAAATTGCTCGTGAAAAAGGCCATATTGATTAAATGGCTGGCCCTCTTCCCATAATCGGCGCTGGCGTTTCTTTGCTCGCCAAACAATTCGTTAAGCGAAAAGCAAAAAAAGAAACAAAACGTATGGCCGATCAGATCGTTAAAAAGAACCTTAACGAATCAAAAAGACGCGTAAATGTAGCACGTATGATAGATGAGAAAAAACACGGGCCACAGGATATTAAAGGGTTTGTTAAAGCTTTGAAGGACCCAAAATCCGAGACTCACAAGATTTTTAATGAACTGGACACATTTAGACGCGCAAATCCGGGTAAGACAAAACCAAATCCTAAATCTCCGTGGGCAAAATGACAATTCGCTATAACCAAGTCGAGATACCGCCAGGAGCCGATCTACCTCTCAAGGAGAGTTTAGAGAACTTTCGGCGTGCCTTGGAACAGCGCGAAAACTGGATATCAATGTGGGAAGAAGCGTATGACTACAGCTTCCCCAATCGAACCAACTTTCACAGCCATGTGCCGGGACAAAAACGCACCGACCTGATTTATGACGACACGGCTCCACAGTCCGTACCAAAGTTTGCCTCTCGTATTCTGTCTGGCCTGTTTCCCGAAAACGCCCGTGCGTTTCATCTAAAGCTTGGTCCCGATATCGCTGTCGAAGACCGCTCGCCCGAAGCGCAGATGATGCTCGATGAGCTTACGCAGTACATCCACGAAAGCATCTGGAACTCCAACTTTCACGAAGAATGCCATGAGGCGATGCAAGACCTCGCAATTGGCACGATGCTGCTGTACATGCAGCCGGGTGAATACATTGGGCAGTTTAAATTTAAGTCTATTCCACTAACCAACTACGCTTTGTTGCAGGGGCCACACGGTGCGCCGAAGGGTTGGTATTTTTGGAATGAAAAACAAATGCTCGTCAATTTGGAGCAAGAGTACAAGGGCAAGATTAAATACTCTGAAAATCTCCAAAAAAAGATGGCGAAAAATCGCGATATGACAGACACCGTCATAACGGAGTTAATTCGCGACTACAGCAAAAAATACGAGTGCTACAAATTCCGCGTGTTCCTGTTGCAATGCGGCGAGATGGTGGTCGAAGACAAGATCGAAGGCTACGGATCGCTGCCAATGATTACGGCACGTTGGTCGAAATCGAGTTCCGAGTTGTACGGGCGCGGGCCTCTTATCCAAGTCATGCCAACGGTGAAAACCGTTAATCACGTTATGGAAATGATCCTGCAAAACGCCGAAATGGCACTGGCAGGAACGTATGTCTACGACGATGACGGGGTGTTTAATCCGCACAACGTCTTTATTGAGCCGGGTGCGTTTATTCCGCGTGCGCCGGGATCAAGCATTGATGTTTTACCGACTGCCTCAAAATTCGATGTTGGACAGCTAACGCTTGAAGAACGCCAGCGTAATATACGCCGTGGCTTGTTTGTCGATGACTTCGATCAGAAGGGCAAAACGCCCCTTAGTGCGACAGAAATCATGGAACGCCGGTTTTTGTCGGCAACCGATATGGGAACCGTGCAAGGACGGCTTAAAACAGAATTGCTCAACCCCCTTATTCGTCGCGCTGTCCACATTCTTAACGATCAGGGGATTGTTGATATACCTGCCGTAGATGGCAATCAGATTGTGATTTACCCGGAATCGCCTTTGTTAAGGGCTCAAAAACAGCAGGATATTCAAGAGTTACTTGCTTACAACCAGCAGCTACAGGGGATGTTTGGTCAAATGGGCGCAAGCGCCATGAAGTACGGCGAAACAGCCGCATACTTGGCCGAGTTACACGGCATACCGCAACGCCTTGTTATGTCTAAAGGCGAAATCAACGAACTTACACAGCAGACACAAGAGCAAGCGGCACAAGGTCAGATTGATCCAGACATGCTGCAAAATCTCATAGGGCTAGGACCGAAACCGCAATAATGAAGAAAGCAAGTGTCGATGGCCGTACTTATTCCGCAGACGTTGAAACGCGCATTAACGCGCTTTTTACTGAAATATTTTCATCGAACGAAGGTCAAGAAGTTCTTAACTACCTCACGAATATAACCATGCACTCCCCGGCAGGACCGGGAACCTCCAACGAAGTTTTACAACATCAATCCGGCCAAAGCTGGATTGTCGGACTAATCCGCAAGAGAACAGAGCTTGGAAAGGAGTTCTAAAAAGTGGACCCGGAAGAAACAGAAGTACCCGAAGAAGCTGTGGCTGAAGACGCATCTGATACGCCGGAAGAAGCCTCGACCGCGACGGAAGCGGCAGACCCAAATCGACCCGATTACTTCCCAGAAAAATTGTGGGGAGATGGAACGCAATATATGGAAGAAGACGGAAGTCTAAACCATGAAGCGATGGGTAACAGTCTGTCGGAAGCCTACAAACAGGCAGAACGCCGCATTTACATGCGTACCGAAGACCTGCGCAGCGAGGTAGCTGAAGAAATACGGGCTGAAGTGCCAAAGGGTGTCCCGTCAACAGCGGAAGAATATTCTGTTGATATTGATCCGTTGTTGTTGCCAGACGGATTAGAATTTCAAGTTGACGATACAGATCCGTTTTTGGTGACGGCAAAAGATGTATTGCATAAGCACAACGTGCCGCAGCATGAGTTTAATCAACTCGCTGAAGCCTACATAAACTCAAATTTGGCAAACATGCCGGATTACGATGTTGAAAAAGAAAAGCTTGGCGAGTATTCCGACATGCGGTGCGAGCGTGTAAACGCTTGGTGCCAACGTCACCTGTCTGAAAATGCTTATGATGTGATTTCGGGAATGGCTGTTCGGTCGGAAATGGTCGAGGCAATCGAAGAAATTATGGAATTGTCGGGTGAGCCAAAGTTTTTGGTTGGCGAAGATACAGGGCATTTCCAAGAACGTCTTGGACGCAACGACGTACAGGCCTTACAGGACTCTCCAGAGTACCGCAGAGGCGACCCGGCAACAGTGCAACGGGTACGTGCTGCATGGGCTCAACTGGCCGCCAGAGAGGCCGCTGGGGGGTAATGTGCATGGACTGAGGATAGGTGATGGGGCCAGTTTGCATTACGGCCCCAATCGCCCCTCATGAGCCCGAAAGGATCAACTCAAGAAGACGCTGCGGGATTAACCGGAATTGTAAAAACTTCATCTCTCAGGAGCAAAATCGATGGCAAATGAAAATACCATCTCAACTGCTTTTGTGGAAGAATTTGAAGCCGGAATCAAGCTCGCTTACCAGCGTATGGGCTCCAAGCTTCGCAATACGGTTCGTACCCGTAATTCGACCACAAAAAACAAAGTTACCTTCCAGAAAGCGGGTAAGGGTGCCGCCAGCCAAAAAGCAAGGGCTGGAGACATCAAACCTATGAATATCGAGCACACAAATGTAAACGTGACCCTTGAGGACTGGTTTGCAGGAGAGTGGATCGATGATCTGGACCTTCTCCGCGTTGAACACGATGAGTTCATGGTTGCACAGCAAAGCGGTGCGGCTGCGCTTGGTCGTAAGACTGACGATCAAATCATCGACGCGTGTGAAACCACGACGACAACCTCTAACGAAACCACAAACGGTATTACGTTGGCTTATGCTCTCAATCTTCTTGAGGTAATGGGCAACAACGATGTGCCAGATGACGGTGATCGTTACGCGATTGTTGCGTGGGAAAACTGGACGCAATTGCTGGCAATCGAGCAATTCGCTTCTCAAGACTATGTACCGACCGATGTATATACGGAAGGTACGCAAGCCAAAAAATGGCTTTCGTTCACTTGGATTCCGCACTCTGGACTTGATGAACTCAATTCTTCAGCGGATCGCCGGGGCCTGTTCTATCACAGAACAGCAGTCGGCCATGCGGTTGGCAAAGATGTGTCTCTAAACCTTCAGTATTACAATACGAAGGATAGCCACTTCTCGCTCGCCAAGATGCAAATGAACGCAGTCTTGATCGATGCCAACGGCTGCATCAAAGCAGACCTTAAAAAATAGGGGGCATTGAAATGGCTTTTGTAACGACAAAACTGGCTCTTTTGGCCTATGGCGACGGTCGATCAATCTGGTCGTACCGGAGCAACGATACCGCTGCTGTAATTGACTCAGCTTCGTACTTTGATGCTGCTGCTGACATTCTAAATGTCGGTGACATCATCTACGTCTCTGCTGATGAAGACGGCACACCGGCTTTCGGTCACATGATCGTAAATGCCAATAACGGAACAGTGGTTGATGTCGCAGATCTGAACGCCCTTGGCGGGACGGATACTGACTGATGCCGCGACGGAAAAAGGCAGGGGCGAAAGCCTCTGCCACTTCCCGCATCCGAAAATCAAAAGGCGGTGCGGTTTTGGATTTGGTCAAACCGAACAAAGTTACTTTTCTTATTCCAAAGAAATAGAGAACAACAATGGCACTTACCAAACCGGAAGTTGCAAGTAAGGCTCTGGTAATGGTTGGGGCCAATCAGATTTCATCCTTTGACGGATCGGAAATCGAAAAAGTTGTTAGCCGTCAGATTTACGAAACAATCGTAGAAGACTGCATTGGTGCTTATTATTGGGACTTTGCCAGCGGCTCACAGCAGTTGGTCATGGTCACAGGCACAACGCTTGTAAACTTCGACAACGCATTTCAGTTACCGACAAATCCCGCTCCAATGACGATTGAAAGCGTTCGCGTTAATGGCGTAGAGAAAAAATACGACATTTTTGAAGACAAGCTGTTTATCGACGCTAACGAAGAAAACGAAGTAATCCTTGATTATACGTTCCGCGCAGATGAAAGCACTTGGCACCCTGCGTTTACAATGTGGGCGGTATTGTCACTTGCTGAAGCATACGCGCTTTCAATAACGCGAAAAGAAGAAATTGCAGAAGCGTTTGGCAAAAAAGCTGAAACGCAGTTTGCAAAAGCAAAAGCGCGTGTTGGCAAACAGACCAGCAACAAAGCCATCAGACTTACCCGTTTGACTTCACAAACGAGGTAACAATGGCACGGATATTCAGCTTTCGGACAAATTTCTCGTCTGGAGAACTGTCGCCGCGCATGTCTTCTCGTATTGATATGGCGGCTTATGAAAATGGCGCAAAGCAGGTCAGAAACATGCGCCAACTTGTCCAGGGTGGCATAACACGACGACCCGGCACAAAGCATATCGCAAAGCTCAGTCACACTAATGCTGTGCAAACAGCCAGCTTTATATTCAACATTGAGCAAGCGTATTTTTTTATATTTTCAGCCGGTCGCGCAGACATATTTCACCGCGACGGTACGCAATGCACAGCGTTAACGGGTTGCCCGTGGACAGCTTCAGAAATCGGTAGCCTGTATACGACACAATCAGGCGATACGATGATCGTTACGCATCCTGATATGCCGATGCAAAAAATTATGCGTACAGGAGCAACAACTTTTAGCCGTGAAGTTTATGCTTTTGAAGAAGAATCGGGCGGTGCGCCTTTGCACCAGCCATATCACAAGTTTTCTGTAGCCGCTGTAACGCTTTCGTTTAGTGGTACGTCTGGTTCGATAACCGTAACAGCAAGTGCTGACTTGTTTGTAGCAGAACACGTAAATGTTGTGTTCCGCGTTAACTATGGAACAGGCTCAAGTGTTGCGTACAAAGAGTTTAAAATTACAGCCGTAACCAATGCCACGACAGCAACAGCCACAGTGCGCGAGACGTTAGGTGGTACTAGCGCACAAGGCGATTGGGAAGAAGCTGTATTTTCGACAGCGCGAGGTCATGCGCGTGTCTGTTTGTTTTCCGACCAAAGGCTGCACTTTTTTGGTTCGCGCGATCTACCCAACTTTCATTTTGCTTCCAAAGTATCGGCTTTCTTTAATTTTGACGTTGGTGAAGCAGAAGCGGCTGATGCGCTTAACGAGCAGATTTCGGAAGACCAAGTGTTGCGGATCACAGGAGCCGCGTCACTTAATCATCTAGCAATTTTTACTGAATCGATGGAGGTCTTTATTCCCAAATCGGATGAAGCCACCATTACACCGGCAGATATTGCTTATAAAAAACAAACGCGGTACGGCAGCGGTAACATACCGCCAAAAGAGTTTGACGGCGGCGTTATATTTTTAACGCGCAACAAAGCCACAGTGCGTGAGTTTTTGTTTGATGACATACAGCAAGCGTTTAGAGCAGATGCCTTAAACTACCTGTCGGAGCATTTGCTTATATCTCCGGTTTATTTTGATGTCAGTCTTGGTGAGGAAAACCAAGCCGAACAGTACGCATATTTTATAAACAGCGACGGCACGATGGCGGTCTTTATATCTGAACGCCAAAACAAGATTGCCGGTTGGTCACAGTGGTCAACAAGCGGAAGCTTTAAATCAATAAGCAATATTGCTGACCGGATGTATCTGGTAAGCGAACGCGATCTTGGCAGCGGCAACGAGTTGTTTGTGGAATATTTTGATCCATCACTTGATATGGATTCGGTTGTCTCGCTAACAAACTCATCCGCGCAAAGCACATGGTCTGGGTTATCTCATTTTGCTAATCAGACTGTACACGTAACATCTGATCGAGCGTTGTTTTTGGGAACGTTTACGGTAGATGGCAGTGGCAATTTGGATCTCGGATCGAGCAACGCCGTTAAAAACATCCAGGTCGGGTTGAACTTTACGCCAACCGTTGAGACGCTACCCGCTTTAGTCAGTTTGCGGACAGGGCCTCAAGTTGGCGATCCTGTGCGCCTTGTCAGGTGCATAGTCGATATTTTGGAAAGTTATAACATTCTGGTGGATGGAAGCCGGTTGCTTATTCGCAACACGACAGATGACTTGTCTTCAACGCCTGTTTCCAAAACCGGGCATGAAGAATTTTATTTGTTGGGATGGCAAAACGCGGACCAAGCAACGGTAAGCATCACACAAGATGTACCGCTACCGTTAACTTTAAACGGCGTGTTTGTAGAAGTGGAGTTGTAAAATGCCAAGCGCCGAAATAGCGATGGTAACACTAACCGTAGCTAGCACTGGCCTGCAAATGTATCAGGCTAAAAAGGAAGATGATTTCAATCAGGCTTCCCTTGCCATGCAGCGTGCTGCAATGGAAGACGAAGACAACATGCGTGCCATACAGGCAATGCAGTTAGAAGCAGAACGTCTTGATGAATTAGACCAAACCAGAAACTTGCAAATTGCAGCACTTGCAGCAAAAGGACGTACTGTTGATGGTACAGGTGGAACCAAAGCGATTAAACAAAGAACGCTTGGTCAAGCAGATCGAGACGTAAAAAATATTCGGCTGCAAAGGCAGTTTGAAAAGCGGCGTTTTCAGCTTGCTAGTGCTGACAATCGCTTACAATCGTCTGCATCGAAAACATCGCGAAACTTTAAAATGGCAAGTGCGGCACTTTCCGGCACTCGCAGTTTGTTAGGTTGATAAAATGAGTGTTCCGTTACAACCAAAGGGTCGCGGCTCTGTATTACAACCAACGGGTTCTTCTATGCCCGGTGTGGGGTCTGGTGCAGCTTCAATGGCTCGCGCTTGGGGTAACAACCCTATTGCCGGTGAACTTGAGTCGTGGGCCCAAGAATTAATAGCTGAACGCAAAGTAGCAAAACAACGTGAACGTATTAGTCAAGCTACGCAACTAGGCGCAGCGTATGGCAATCGGTTTGATAAAGACAATAAAGTTATGCCTTTGGATAGTTTGGGCTATACGTTTGAAGGCGAGGAATACAGTTTAGGCTCGCCCGAACAAGAAGCTTATCGAAACGCAGCGTTAAACGCTTACAGCAAAAATCTACGATCTCAATACAACCTGTTTGCTAAAGAAGAAGCGGCTAAAAACCCGCATGATCCTGCTGCGTTGCTTAAAGTTTTACGCGAGCATAAAAATAACATTTGGAAAAACTCGTTAGACGAAGTCAAAAACGAGCTAGAGCCCGAATTAAGACATACAACAAATACGATTTATGCTGGCGTACTAGAAGCGTCATTAAAGCGTTCTCGGAACAATACAAAAGCGAGATTAGAACAAGATTTAATTGACACGCAAACAGAAGCAGAAAATCTTATACGCCAGAGTGCTGATACGCCGAGAGAGCTTGATGGCAATATTACGGAAGACCGCCTTGGCGTTTTAACAGCACGGTTTGAAAGCACGCTTAAATCGTTAGCTGACTCAAATTTGATTAACGCAACTGAATCTGTAAAAAAGAAAAACGATTTTACAGACACCATAGATTTAGCAACACACAGACAACGTGTTTTAGAAACGTATCGAACACAGGGCCTTGAAGACGCAGTCGGACTTGCTGACCAACCTTTTGAGTCTCGCCAGATCAGCGATGCTGATCGTGATAAAAACCGCGATGCAATGTATGAATACGTTACAAAAGATATTGTTCGGGCGAGTGAGAAACAGGCATCGTTAAGAAAAACACAACTCGATGTCACTCAAAAAACAAACGAACAGCAAATCAAAAACGATGAATTGCAAGGTGCAGTTTTAAGCAAACCAGAGTTAACTCGCGCATACAATAATGGTGAAATATCGCATGATTTTTACCACAAACGCGTAGACCCCCAAGGTACGCTACAAAAACAAATGCGTGCTGACACTGCTGCACTGGTTATGCGGCAGGTAGAGAATACCATAGAAGATCCAAAAATAAGTTTTGATGAATCCAAAGTTGGTTATCGAAATGCAAAACGATTGTATTTTGATGGTCATATTGACTCTAAAGACTATCAAAAAATTGAAAAGAAGTTTTTAGAAAAACAAAATGACCTCATAACGCGTAATGTTACTGCTGGATTAGTTTCAGCGGAGAGCAACTTTTCTATATCGCCTAAGCGATACGCGGCTATTGTTCAAGATCAGATAAATAAAGGAAACCCTGATTTTGTCGGTAAACCCGGATGGATTACGCGCGTTCGTAATTACCGCAAAGATTACATAGAAAACCAACAAAATATTAACGATGCATCCGTTATTAGAAACAGGCAACCTAATCACCGACCTTTAACGACACGGCAAAATAAAGCAGCAGAAAAAGGCATGCCGGAAGATGAGTTGCGGCAAAACGCAAATGCGTCAGTAAATTATACAGGAAAAACAGGACACATACATACAGTCACAAAAAATGTGCTGTCAGAGCTTCTTACAAACCCAGACCCTCGATCTGATGGGTTTAAATTTGCTATGACGGTGTTTGGTCGTTATCTCGATTCCGACGTTAAAAACAATTACGTTCGATATCTCATAGATGCATTTGGCAAAGAAAAATACGCTCAGATGTATTCGCTTGTTATGGACGCAAATAACAATGCATTTAACACGCCGGAAACGTTAGCTGCATGGCGAGACCAATTTAATAGATCAAACAATTCATCGGCTTCTCGTAACGTTGCGACCATGCCGGTACAAGCTAACGATCCTTCTTTTGCTGACGAAGCAGGATCTAAACTTAAAGAGTTATTGCCTGGGTTTTTAAGCCCGCTCTTTGCGGAAGAAGTTGACGAAAGACTTTATGCTGCTGTTGGTGAGTTTGAAACGCAAACGGGCCTCGATGTAAGCGGCATTGGTGTTAACAACGACGAAATCCCGCCGATGCCGCCGGATATGATTAACCGGCTACAACAAATCTACACGGTTAACGCCGCAAACGGCTTTAATAACGATGACGCTGTTTGGAGTATGTCATTTGCGGAACTGCTTGAACGCGGCGAATACACCATTGATAACGTTGATGGTGATTTGGTTTGGGTTACAGCCCAACCGTTGAGTGAAGAATTGCCAGCACATCTTCCCTTCACAACGACTTCGGACGACCATAAAAGAAAGATTGCTTCGGAATTACGAGAGCTTGGTTATACCCTAACTGACGGATCGACTGTTAGATATTCTGATATTCGAACGACAAGGATGGACAAGTTTCAGTTATATACGCAACGCTCACCTCTAGGACGACCATATAATACGTCACATCGAGTTCGCCCGTTTAGCGTTGAAATAAAAGACGGCGACCGTTGGAAACCAATTCAAAATTATCAATATGTTGCGGACGCGCAAGAGATATACAACCGATTTGTTTTGCAATCTATGCAAGAAGTCCGCGAGGGGCTCAGTGTTTTAAAAGAACCTATTAACTACTTTTCGTCCACGTTAGCCAAAATTGGCCTTGGTGACGAAAGAGATGTTATTGCGGATAAGGCTGCAACGTATTTTGAAGCCTTTAAATCAATGGACGATGTTTTTGCATTGCAAGATGCAACAAACTTTGTAATGCGTAGATTTGGTCAACCAGAAATTGATGCCAAACTCGATTACAATTTGTATGTCGGCAGCGGTATTTTACCGGGCGATGTCGCGGCTCGCATTGTAATTGACTCAGCAAAAATTTTGACCGGCGCGGCTGTTAATCTAGGGTCTGGGCTTATTGACTCAATATCCGATGCGGGTGGTAAGACACCACAAACCACGGCTAGGTTTGATTTAAAATCAATAAAACGCGCTAATCCGGGCGTACTCGATATTGAGGCACCGTCTGATGCCGAAACAATTTTACCGGATGGCACAAGGGTAACTGGCGATGCAGACGTTTTTGCTCTTAAAGAACCCGATCCTTTAGACATTCCAGTACCAGCCGGTACTCGAATTACCGGGCCGGGTTTGGATTATAATATGCAGGGCGTCTTAAGATCGTTTGACGAAGCAAAATTACCTAGCGAACTTACAACACCAAAAGCAAAAGGTAAGGCTATTGTCGATCAGGCAGTTGCCGCTGTGGATAAGGTTTTTGGTGGCGGGGAGTTTTTAAAAGAAATCGCAAATGTTGAAAGCGATTTTGGCGAAAATCAAAATACCTTCACGCGTATAGGCAAAGGTATGTGGCAAGTTGATCCGGTAGGATTTACAGAAACGCAACGTAACACATCAAAACTAAAAGCCGCTAAAGCAAAAATTAAAAAAGAGTTTGGCATTGATTGGAGCAATGTAAAACACAGTGATTTAGATCAACCCTTAATTGGTGCACTTGCTTCTCGTCTGTATTTAATCTCTCGGATGAAAAGCAAAATACCAAGTACGGTTTCTGGCCGCGCTAAAGTTTGGAAACGTCTTTACAATACGGCAGCAGGCGACGGTACAGAAAGCGACTATATGAAAAAGAACGCGTGGGATGATGCGTGAGGAAAACAATCCGTTTCGATACCGCATTGGTACGCGATCTGATGGTCGTGCCATTATGCTTGGCTATGACGGACGGCCTGAGACAGAAAAATCCATAACGGTGCATGATCCACGCCGTCCCGGCGGTTTTATGAATATTCCGTCGATCTACAAAGGTGAACGCGTTGACCACCAAGACGCGTTTTCACGCATTGTTGCTAATAATTTTATGGACCCAGACACAAACAACGAGATTGTTGGATATGGATCTTTAGAGGAAGCCGTTGAAGCGGCAAAACAACGCTCTCAAGAATTATCTAATGATCCAGGTATGTTAAGCATACAAGATCGTTTGAAGTTTTTTGCAAACTCTGGTGAAGCTTATCTTAGACCACGGGACGAGCGGACTTACACAACAAAGTTTGATGATGTAACAATACCGCAAGCAATAAAAGACGGGTTTTATCTCGACAACGAGATTGCCGCTATTATGAAAATAGCAAACAAACCCAGTTTTCCAGAACAGCCGGACTATGACTTTTTTGCTGATCCATTAGTAAAAGAAAACGAAGATGTCATACCGTTTGCAATTCATAGCCGCAGTCCCGAAGAGACTGCTTACATTATAAAAGAATTTCGGGAAGAACAGGTAATACGCAATCGCTCTGGCGATCAGTTTATTGGCCGTTTAATTGGCGGGTTTGGGCCTGTTGATTTGGCATCCTTACTTGCGCCAATACCTTTTCTTTCGGGAGCGCGACATAGCAATCGATTAAAACGAATAATGGCGGGTGGCGCAGGGATGGCTCTTGTTTCCGCGCCAAAAGATATTTTGCTTGAAGCAACACAACACGACCGGCCAATTGCTGAAACGGCTGTAGGCATAGGTGCTGCATTTGCTATTGGCGGTATAATGGGCGGATTTACAAAACGTATGCCGCTGGAAACGCCCGGTCCTCGATACAATCCAGAAGACATAGCTGATGCTGGAGCGCAGCGGCAGTCGGTTGGTGCGATGGGTTTGCGTGCAGACACCGACATTCAACAGGAAATGTGGCAGGAAGCCCTTCTGGAAACAGGGACAAAGCTGGAGCGGTCTAACTTTAACCCTATGCTTCGGTTGCTAAAGTCACGTTTTAACAACGCACGATTTGTTTTGTCGGACATGGTGCCGCTTGGTGGCATGAAGCAAAACAAGATACGGCAGGGCGAAGCAACGTCTCTGAGTGTCGAAACCGAGTTTGCTGTTGATTATCAGCATTCGTTAGCAAACCTCATGCGCGGTCTTGACGAGCATTACATTGCGTATCGGCAAGCACGGGCGGCACAAGAAGTCAGTGAATCGAGTGATGCTGCTCGCGCAATGCAAATAGGCGCGATGCAAGGCAAAGATTTTTATAACAAAGTAAAAAAAGGAATATTACGTCAACGTGCGGATGCTTATGGACGATCTATAATAGACGCTACGCCTCCTCAATTTATATCTCACGGTGAGTTTCGGGATGCCGTTGGCAAAGCGATGCGCCGCAATGACTCGGCTGAAGAATTACCAATACCAGACAGCGTTAAGCCTCACGTACAAGCGGCTGCGCGGCAACATCGAGCGCATTTTGACAAGCTTAAACAGCAAGCACATGAAATGGGATTGTTTGAGCGACCTATTCAAAACCAACGTGCGTCTCTTATACGGCGCAAGCAGGAACTACAGGGCAGGGCGTCAGCAACAGGTGTTGAAGATTTTGAAGCGTTATCTGTTATCGAAGGACAGCTTGGCGCAGTCGAACGGCAATTAGCCAATTTGGAAGCGTTTGGTCCGACTGTAAATACCGCGCCAAGTTACCTTACGCGTATGTGGCGGCACGATGAAATTGTAGATCGCTACGATGAGTTGCACGGCATTATTGCTGGCTGGCTTAGAACGCAAGGTGAGGGAATTGAAGCCGTCGATGATATGGCGACGGAAATCATCGAGCAGGGTTTGCTACGAAACAAGCCATACAGTCGCTACACAGAAGACGATGTGTTTGACGATTTTGTTGATGATGTCGGTATGGCAAAGCAGCGTACGCTCGAAATACCCGACCATTTGGTTGAAGATTTTCTGGAAAGCGACATCGAGGCAATTACCCGGTTCTACACCAACTCGATAGGGATGGATGTGTTGCTTGCCAGAAAGTTTGGCGACCCTTCGATGAAACGCACAATTGATCTGGTTAAGGAAGAAGCGGCTGAACAAACAGCACGGGCAACGACACGCGCAGAACGTAAGAAAATAGCTGATGATTTAAAGCGCGATCTTACCGACATTCGCGGCTTACGAGATAAGTTGCGCGGAACCTATGGTTTACCGAATGACCCGTATCGTCCTTTGTCGAGGGCGCTTCGCATTGGTAAGATTTGGAACGTATTGACGCTGGGTGGTGGTTTTACACTTTCGGCTATACCCGATATGGGCCGCGTTGTAATGACAGAAGGATTAAAAAATTCTGTCGGCTACGGCTTAAAACAAATGTTTAACGGGCAGGGCAGGGCTGTTCTTTCGCTTATGAAGGAAGAGTTACAACTATCTGGCACTGCGTTGGACATGGTTTTGGGTACACGCGCATTGCAGTTTGCTGACATATCCGATGTCTACGGTAAAAAGTTTAAGTTTGAGCGGGGTTTGATGAGAGCGCAGGGCGCGTTCTTTATTGTTAACGCAATGCATATGTGGAACACCGGCATGAAACAGTTTGCCGGTACGGTTGCGGGTCTTCGTATTGTTGAAGACTGCATGAACTGGTCAACCCTTACTCAAGCCAGCCGTGAAAAGCTGTTACGTCATGGCATTGACGAAAACATGGCAGAGCGCATTGCGTTTCAAGTCCGCGAACACGGTGAGCAAATCAACGGTACGTGGGTGCCAAACACAGAGTTATGGCAACTTGGATCTCGCGCAGACACAAATGCAATGCGGCATTATCGTGCAGCGTTAAATCAAGATGCAGATCGTACTATTATAACGCCAAACGTCGGTGATCGCGCACTTTGGACTTCAACAGAGTTTGGTAGTGTTATTGCGCAGTTTAAAAGCTTTGGGCAATCAGCGTTGCCAAAACTGTTAATATCGGGATTGCAAGAACGTGATGCAGCGTTCTTTACGGGGCTAACGCTTCT